GTAGGATCATTATATCTGTTCTTGAGTTGTTTCACCATTATCTGATTTAAATCTTCAAGTTCTTCAGTAGATATAAGAGCAAACATAAAATCAGCAGTTGCAGGTAAACCAAAAGATTCAGAAGTATCTTCTAAGCCTAAATCTGAATTGGTAAAACCACTTCTTGTAGTTTGTGTTGCAGATAATATAGGAAGATTTTTTTCTACTGCAAGGCCTCTAAGTTCTTCTGCTATAGATTTTATCAAAGTATATGAGTTTACATTTGAACCAGTCTTTATTCTATGAGACATACAAATATTTAAATAGTCAATATAGATGATATCTGGCATAAACTGCCTCTTTAATCTAAGTTCATTTAGAAGATGTCTAAAATGCCCTACATGAGCAGAGGCAGTAGGATATTCTTTTACAATTAATTTACCACTAGTTTTACCTTTTACCCTATCAATCTTTTTATCATACATCTGTTTTGGTAAATCTATTAATTCTTCTAGAGAAACATTAAGTAAGTTAGCATCTATTCTCTCTGCGATTTTTTCTTCTGCCATTTCCATAGTAATATACAGAACATTTTTACCTTCAAGCAAATTAGCTGAAGCCATATGGCACATTGCTAACGATTTACCAACGCCCGTACCAGCGAGTATAATATTGAGCGACTTTTTAGGTAAACCACCTTTGGTAATTTTATTAAGGTAATCCAAATCGAAAGGAATACGTTCTTCAACACGGTGATAAAAATCCCAACGACTATCACTATCATCAATAAAGTCGTGCCCAATAGAAGGATCAAAGGAAATAGACAGAGCATCAGAGAGAAGTTCTGGTATACTTCCTTTGTCTTGTTTATCTTTACCATCGATAATAGATATTGATTCCATAATTGCATTGTAAATAGCCTTTTCTTGGCAAAACTTTTCAGTTTTTTCTATTAACCATTCTTTGTCTGTATCTGGATCTGAGTTGAGTTCAGATACTATACTAGAACATTTACTGAAGCTTTCATCTGTTATAGATGAATTATTATCAAGTTCAATTAACAATGCTTCTTTTGTTGGCAATGCATTGTATTGTGACAAATATTTATCTATCTCTTGATAAATTGATTTCTCATTTGTTTCTGAAAAATATTCTGCCTTGAGATAAGGCAGAGTTCTTCTTGCATAATCTTCTTCATTAAGAAGATGTTTAAGTACTACTAGTTCAATCCTGTTCTGCACGTTCTAAATGTTCCTTTAAAAGTTTTTGTAATATATCTCCTAGAATAGTTTTAAATTCTACAGTTGCTAAATCCAATTTATTAGGATTTTCACATATAATAAAATTAAAACTAAACTTACCTATATTGTCACCATTCTCATCTTTTTCTTCATAAGCTTGAACAACATCATATTGTATAATCACACCTTCGTAAGGCTCATCATCTAAAACCACACAATCTTGATCACTGTGAAACATTTTATCATGTTTTTCTATAGTATGATAATTAGGTATAATTATATCATCGCCAATATTTCTCATCTTTTTTTACCTTGGCCTCTATACTTTTTGAACCCTCTTCTTTTATGTTTGTTCATTTTGGTTAGAGATAACATACCATTACCGATAGAAGTTTTCACTTTTGTTGGTTCGTGAACTGCTATACTAAATCCTCTTGCTTTACGTGCCATTATTTACTCCCATCAATTTGTTCTTTGACTTCTTGAACTCTATCTTTCAATACACTTATCGCAGTGTGTATATGTCCAGTATCATGAGGTTGAAGTTTCTTTTCTAATATACTTATTTCTTCCATTAAAAAAATCAATCTATCAGTATCTTTAGCCATTATGCATCTTTCTTATTATATCAACATCTTCTTCATCAATTAAATCACCACAACCACAACGAGTAGGATATTCTAAATTAACAACATCATCTTCCCACATACACCAGTGTTGCCAATATACTTTATCACCCTCAATGTAGGCTGTCTTCTGTCCCCTCGTCAACTGAAAGTTCATTGGTAGGTTCGCCATAGAGAAACTCCTTCTTTGCTACTTCTTCTAGTTTTGTCATTATGTCTTCAGTAAAATACTTCTCAGGATCTTGATTGATAGTTTTACCAAAAACTTTTGTACCATCAGGCATTTCATATCTCGTTGAAACTTTCTTGATGATTTCATACTTCTCTGCTAAATCTAATAGTCCATAATATCTATCTAGTCCAGTTGAGTAAGATAGTTTTACTTCTACTCTTTTATTCTCTTGAGTAAATCTAGATTTAGCCATTTGTACTTTTACTATGTTACCAATTACATCAGTGCCATCTTTATCTTTTTTCTTAGATAGCATTGCGATAGATGATGATGCATACTTTAGTCCAGCACCACCAGACATTTCTTTCATAGGTATGTATGCACCAACCACATCGTACACATGATTAGTAACAAGAAGAGGTACTTTTGCTTTTGCAAGTTTCAGAGATAACACTCTAAAGGTACCACGTAGCAATTGTGCTTTTGTCATGTCTCTTGCTGGTTTACCAGACTCGACATCTTCTAATTCTTTTGCTGACGATAGTTGTCCTAATGAGTCAAGTACCATCATCATTGGTGGAGCATCTTTATGTTCCATATAGTTTGTTAGCATCTTTACTGCACTTGTACGAAAGTCTTCGATAGACTCTGGTTCTGCAATAGATACTCTTGATACATCGATGCCTCTAGAAGACATCATATCTTTTGTTACTGCGGCCTCTGTATCAAAATAGATAACACCACCAGTTTCATTATCTTCTAAAAATTGTTTGATAACGCCTAGAACGAAAAAGGTTTTCCCAGTTGCTGACTCACCGGCAAATGCGGTTATTTTATTATTAGGAACACCACCATACAAACTACCACTAAGTACTGCATTCATAATATAAGAACCAGTATCTATTGTACCAGTAAATTCAGAAGAGTTACCACCATCAGCTAATATATTAGTGTTGTCGATACCCTTTATTACATTACTTAAAAAACTATTCATTTATTATATACCTCATCTAGTTTATCAGAAAATTCTTCTATCTTTTTACTTCTTAGTTTACCTGGCCAATGAATATAATCTTTCTCTGGATTCTTCGCAAGATTATTTAACAAAGGTTTAATCATGTTATATAGAGTATCGCATTTTTCTTGTGTTTTGTCAAGTCCAGATTTATTAAGCACTGCTTCATCTTGGGCTAGTTGTACTACTTCTAATTCTTGTTCTGTAACGGCTGTAAAGCCAAAATCAAAATCTAAATCACTCATGAAAAAAAGTCCTCCAGTGTTGCACGTTTCTCTGATGCCCAACCAATTTTTTCTAAAATTAATTCTAAGGGTTCAAGGAACGATTTGTTAAATTGCATTTCATAATCTATAAAAGTATCAATATCAAATTCTTTAGGTAATACATTGATAATAGATAATACATTTTGTTTCATAACATTAGGTTCTTTCATGTAACAAAACTTTATCTTTTCGCCATCTTTGATTGTTTGATATTTCTTTTCTAATTTGTTTTGTCTTACTAAGTGGTTGAATACCAATGCACCTCTAACATGTATAGGAGTAGACTTTACAAGTTGAAGTTTATCTCTTTCACCACTGTCGTATTTATTTAACTCAGAAACACCTCTAGGAAAAGCTACTTCTTCGAAAGGTAAATTGAAAAACTCTTTCTTAAAACTTGCAATATAGTCTTGAACTGTTTTCTCTTCTTCTGACATAATTAGATTGATAGCTTTCTTAATACTATTTCTACAAGCTTGTGGGGTACTAGATTTGATAGCTTCTATACCCATCATCTTTAGTTTAGGTTCTGTATATCTTACACCTTCATTATCATATACATTAAGCATATATCTTTTCTTGGCTGTCCATATAGCTTTGTCAGCGATAGCTTCTCTTTTCATAAACATCTTTTGATCATATGCATTCATTATATCTGCAAGTTCTTGATAACTTTTATCTATGAATGGTTCTATCTTAGTTTGAGCAACTTTGTCTAAAAACTCTATTGGATTATTAGGTTTAAATTTATCTATCATTTTCTCAAATGTAATGTATAGCGAATCTGTGTCAGATGCAATCACATAATCTTGATTATCTGTACTTAGTAATTTGTTCAAATATTCGTTGATACGTGCTTCTATCCACTTGATAGAGAGTTGGCCAGACTTAGTTATAGCTAACGCTTGTCTTATGTCATAAAATCTAAAGTATTGATTACCCAATGCACCATAAGCAGAGTTCAACTGGACTTTCTTTGCCAATTGCATATTAGAATACTTTGATATATCTTTTTCCAACTCTTTTGATTTTGTCTTTTGTAAATCTTTCTGAGCCTGTATCATTTTCTTTTTGTAGATAACTCTATCTTCATACATCGATTGCATCATTTCAGTAAGAAAGCCTTTCTTATCTTTTCTGAAATATTGGCCATTTGCGGCAAGAACTTTATCTTTTGGTGTAGTTACATTTTTATTGACAACATCTTCAATAGATATATCTCTGATAGAACCATTAATCAAAGTGTCTGGTGATATATTATATTGCATGATTAAATGTGGATACAATGAGTTCAAATCAAAAGACATAACCCACTTATGTAAACCAACTTGAGGATCTTTTACATAAGCACCTTCGTATGCTTCGTTCTTTCTCTTAACTTTTTTCTGAGGTATAACCATTCTTTTATCAAGAAGATAGTTATGTATTAATACATCCCACATTCGAACTTGAGTATACACATCTTCATAATTAACTTTCGCATCATAAGCAAGTGCCATAGCCATCTCAATAAGTTTCATCTTATCTTCTATTCTTTCGACAAGTTCAACATCACGTATGTTATAGTCAATAAACTTTTGATAATCTAATTTATACAATTGGTGTAGATTAGCAAACTCAGAATAATCTAATTTCTTTTCACCAACTTCTACATTTGCAAT